CCGAACCATGCGCTCTTGAATTTCTTCAGGTGTGACATCCGAAGGACGATACGACAAAAGTGCCGCCTGATACGAATTGCTGCGCGCGTTGGCCTTCAGTTTGTCGTTGACCAAATCAATGATGGACAGCTTCTTGTCAGCGAGAACCTTCTCAGCTTCCACCTGATTTTCGCATTCCTGATACTCGAATGCCTTTTCGATTTTGTCGCCGGACTGCGGGTGACCTTCGGGAACCTCGAACTTGAACTTGCCAATCAGAGTTTTCATACTACCTCTCATTTTGTGCTGGATTGCCCACCGACAGATAGAGCTTACACGATGCGCCGAGTCTTGTCAACTACTTTCTTCAGTCCCAGATGATTACCATTTCGTCCTTTCTCGGGATGTCCGGCTCACTTGCCACTCTCACCATCCCGTATGACATACTATATAGCATGTGACAGGCCAACTTTTAACGGCACTTTCGAGATGTCAGGGCGCGCACCTATGGGCCAGAGTGTGCATCAAACCTGACACTTTATGTCACGACTGACAACAATTGTTGTCATATGAAGTTCTGGATGCCAAGTTGCAGGACTGTGCAAGTGTTCACATGAATACTCACCACTGCATGTGAGTGCATATCACACCACTACACACCCCTATACAGAAGGTTCCATATTTGCACATCGATGCACGAAGATTGACTATATAAATCTGGTTCCATTTTTATTTGAAGGTATAATAATATGGTCCCATAATATCATAACTAGATAGCAGATTTGCATTTCAGTTCATTCCGTGCTACGCTATGTCCGACCTGATAGTAGACTGAACTCTCAGATAATATTATTATACCATATGATTAACTCAGGCAAGTTATCAGCTACAATGTTAAAAACGTTAGATGACACAGATATGGATAGTGTGACTAAGGTGACTGAAATTCAAAAGGGCGCGAATACGCCGAACAATGCTCCTCTTACAAGCGACGATAACACTAACGACAATACTAATCAATCTGACCTCGGGACTATTCCGTCTATTTCATTGGATATGCAATCAACTCTTGACCATAATCGTAGAGTTACTGATGTTCAGAACGGACCTAACGATTCACAATCTCTCAACGAGAAGAGTTTTGACATTGAGAGTGCTATTGCGGCAGACCATTTTCAACAGGAGGAAATCAAAAGAAAGAAAGCTTTGATGTTCGCTCAGATTGATATGGTTCTACGGAACGGAATGGATACTCAGCAACAGAAATCATCCAGTTTAGCTATCAGAACAATCATATCATCATTTCTCGGATAGGAGTAGCTGAATTCATATGGCGATGGGGATAGTTTCAGATAAAGATTTTCATAAAGAAATCAGTAACACTAATCCTTCTGCTAAGAAATTAGAGAAGAAGGATGAAGCTAAACCCATCGTTCCGTTAGCTGATATCGGTGAAGTAATAGATATTCCAACCGCGGGGCGTAGAGACGGTGATGTTAATGTTCCTAATAGTTTGAGACAGATAATTGGTGAATCATCTTTATCAGATGGTCGTCAAGAGTCAGTCGAATTAGCTAGACAGTTCGGAATATCTCCATCCTCAGTCTCCGCTTACGCTAAAGGTGCTACGTCTACAGCATCTTATAACGAAACTCCTAATCAGTCAATCATTGCTAAATCTAGAATTCGCGTGCAGAAACGCGCGACAAATAGATTAATGCAAGCTTTAGCAGAAATTACGCCAGAGAAACTCGCTGTAACTAAAGCGCGTGACTTAGCTGCGATTGCTAAAGATATGTCTGCTGTTGTTAAAACTATGGAACCCGAATCTGATGCGCCTGATAAGGCGTCATCATTACCTCAGTTCCTAGTTTATGCGCCACAGTTTCGCGATGAACGCTCGTTTGAAGTAATTTACGCAAAGGAATAATGGCGGAACTCGATACAGGACAAGATTTATTGAAGTTACTGTCAGTCATTAGCGTAGGTAGTAATATCGCATTACTCGCGAGCGCAGTTAAGATTATACGTAACATCTCTCGCATGGAATTGAAAGTCGATACGATGTGGGGAGTGTTTGTGCGTAGATTCGGAACGCGAGGGGAAGAAGAAGGTAAGGAATTATGATTCTAATCATACCTAGTCAAGTTGAAACTATTTTAAATGCATCATCGGTTGTTGCCGTTGGTGATACTTATGCAATGCCAATTCGTCCGTGTGTAATTGGTGTTCAGTTTACAGTTGACGTAGCAGCAGGTAACTTCACTGTATTACTTCAGATTAGTTTAGATAATGTAAACTGGTTCACTATTAAGTCAATGACACAGGCTGATTTAGTCGGCACTGGTTATTACACATCACTCGCGGGGCCATACTCCGGTATGTTCATTCGAGCAAATCCCACCGTAAACTCAGCTCCACACGCAATTACAATTAAAGTATTATTAAAGGCGGTCTAATCGATGCCTCCTACTCAAAAAGCTGCATGGATTAATCTTATACTTCAATTAACTCCTATCATTATTAAAATCGTTAAACCTAACTTAGAACCACTAGCTAATCAATTAGCACAATCAATGTCAGGTGCTGAGGATAGTCTAGGCGATAACGCGGGCGTTGCTAAACTGAAACGAGTTCTTAACGATGTAAAGCCAAACGTAGAACAAATGGACAGTGCCACAATGAACGATGTGAAGAAGATAGTTTCGGCTACCGTTGCGACGGTAAATATCATTCATGATGCTCGAAAAAGCATGAAGAAGTAATGTTCTTAACAATATTCACTCTGCTGGTCATCATACAGTTAAATCAATTCTATTACATCTTCAGTATTGCCGCAGGTCGCGGAGATTCATTTCGCGAAATTTTTGAAAAAGATAAACAATTCTTAAAGAGATTTCTTGAGTCTACGTAACTTCTGGAAACCAAATCGAAAACAAGCCGAGTTTTTAGCAGTTCCGTATACTGTTAAAGAAGCGTTTTATGGTGGCGGTGCTGGCTCTGGTAAGTCTGACGTTCTCTTGCTATATGGTATCGTCCATCAATTACATTTAAATCCGCGCTTCAAACAAGTGTTTATGAGGCGAACTTATCCAGACTTAAAGAAGGAAATTGTCGGGCGAAGCCGTGAGATATACTCACGATTCGGAGCAACCTTCAATGCAACTGACATGGTTTGGACATTCCCGCGTCCTGACCAGATTGGTTCAGGTGCTAAGAATGCGGGAGCGCAAATATTCTTAGGACACTGCGAAGAAGAGAAAGATGTTCATAACTATGATTCAATGGAAATCTCCCTATTTACGCCTGACGAGCTTACTAATGCTACGGAATATATTTATATTTATATTGCTTTCCAAAGAAATAGGGCACCTCGTGATGCTGGCTTGCCTAGTATTACTCGTGGTGCTGGAATGCCGGGTGGTGTTGGTCATACGTTCGTTAAAAAGAGATTCGTTGACCCATATCCAGCAGGCGGAAAGATTATCGTCGGAAAAGGTGGCAACAAAAGAATTTATATTCATGCTACCTTAGATGATAACAAAGAACACATTGACCCTACGTATGCTCAATCGTTAGATGGTATTACTGTTGAAGCAGAGCGTAAGGCAAAGAAATTTGGCGACTGGTCTGCATACTTAGGACAAGTATTTGATGAGTTCCGGGATAAACATTATCCAGATGAACCTGAAAATGCTTTACATTGTATTGAACCATTCGCGATTCCCAGTTGGTGGCCCAAGTTCATAATCATGGATTGGGGATTTACTGCTATGACCTATGTAGGGTTTTATGCAGTATCTCCTAACAAGCGATTATATTTATATCGCGAACTCTATTGGTTAAAGACTAAGATTGAAGAATGGGCACCTATCGTTAAGGACTACTGCTCGAAAGAGAGTCCTAAGATAGTTAAAGTGTGTAAGAGCGCGGGGCAGGACAGAGGACAGGAACATACTATTCAACAACAGATTGAAGATGCTCTTGGTAGACCAGTTGAATTAAGTAATAATTCTCCGGGGTCCAGAGTATCTGGAAAGATGTTGTTACATGAATATCTACGCTGGAAAGCTAGACCAGTAGTTCCTGTTAATGAAATGCCAACCTATTCTGAAGAACATGCAATGTGGATTATGCGTAATAAAGGTATGGAAGAATATCGTGCATACCTACACGTATTTGACCCACCTGAGGAAGAAACTAATATTCCTCGTTTACAAATCTTCTTATGCGACGCGAATTCACACGAAGGTCATCCTAATTGCTGTCCTACGATGGTTGATTCCATCAAAGCATGTAATTACGACAAACCACGCAACAACAAGCCAGCAGAAGATGTTGCTGAATTTGAAGGTGATGACCCATATGATGACATTCGCTACGCATGTGACACAGCTGAACGATATTTTGACGAAGCTTCAAATGAGTTCCGCAGAGTGCAGCGCGAAGCTGAGATACACGAACGATTAAATAGTAGTCAAGATTGGACTGCATACTATCGTAACATGAGAACATTAGAGAGTGCGAACTCTGTTAAGATGGTATCTCGTTATCATAAAGGAAGATAAATGTTTAAATGGCTTCAAGAATTAATTGATATGCGACTGGATTATTTAGAACGTAAGTTTACAATTCAAGATATTCCATGTGAATCATGTGAAGTTCTTAAACTTGAACTCGCGAAAGCACATGATACTAATAGAACTTTTATTCAAGAAATGATTAAAAAGGCTGAACCTGAAAAGCCAATTGATACTAGTGAAATGAAACCAGTTCAGTTTAGCCGTAATCATCTTCCATTTGCTATGAAGCGTCAGATGATTGAAGCAGAAGATAGACGTGCTGCTGCCGCACTTAGACATATGCATGAAGATGCTCGAACTGTAGTTAAGGAAGATACATTAACTACAGATTTAGAAACAGAAATGAATATCGTTGCAGCCGAACGCGAAGCTGAATCAGGTAGATAATGGCATTAAATTTAGGACCGTCTAAAGACTTTATGGATAAATTCGCTAAGAATCCACCTAAGTCTATTGATAAGAAGTTTACTGGTGGTAATAAAGGTGGTGGTAAGAGTTCGCGTTTAGCTAAAGCATTAAATAAGAAGAAGTAATGCCTGACCTTTCACCATCGGAAGCTATGTTACGACGGTTGGGGCTTGCTGCTCCACCTGTATCTACGCCTGTTCCACAAGATAGACAGATTAAGTATGATACAGATGTTCGTAATCAGCAAGCTAATGACCCGTGGTGGATGAAAGCAGGTAGGGCTGCACTTGATGTAGGTGTTGGTGCTACTAAAGGTTTTCTAGGTGTAGACCCTGAAAAATCAGATAGAGAGAATAATCCAGTTAACTATTGGGCTAACGCTGGTTCTCAAATATTAGATGCTGGATTACCTTTCTCTGGTTATGCTAAGAAGGGTTTAACTAAAGTATTTCATGGAGCACCTAGAGTTCATGTGGGTGGTAAATTTAAGCCTGAACTTAATGATAAGCATGATTTACTTGGTCATTTAACTCATGCTGCTGAAGACCCTGATTATGCACAACTATATGCTTTTGGAATGAAGAATGAACCTAAAGCTCCTAACACAGTTGGTATTGTTCCTGAAGCAGAAAATATTTTAGATTTTGTTGAGCCTAATGCTGATGATGCTGCTCAAGTAATTGCTTCATTTCCAAAGAATGATTGGCGCAGGAGAGATGCCATTGAAAAATGGAAAGATGGGCATCGTCATCCATCAGCTACACGAAGAGAATTAAGAATAGACCATTTTCCAAATAAAGATAAAATTCCTAATGATGAATTACCTATGTTAAATGTTACTGAAAGTATCAGATTAAATGAAGGTGAACTAGAGAAGACTCCATTTGATGCTATTCGATATAATGATTTACATAATAAGTCTTGGGCTTTTCCTGAGTCAACACCATTAAATACTCCTTGGGGTGCTCCATTAAATACTCCCCCGCGTAAACTTAAAGTAACTAGATTACCAGATGATTATATTCCGAAAGAAGGAACTGCTGAATTACAATTAACTAAAGACCATCCTGACCTTACACCTAAACCTATAGGAAAAACTAAAGATGGATTTAATAATGATGCCAACGGTTTGGCAATGCAAGCTAAATTTGATGAAGCTAAAGCTAGTAAAATGGCTAGTGCTTATAAATTTGGTTCAAATACTGATGCTGTTCATGGAATGGAAGAAAGTAATTTAAAATCATTATATAAAAATGGAGAAATTTCATATGGTCAATATAAATCTGCAATGGACTTTGCTCACGATGCTAAGTATCCACCTGCTAATGTTGTGCATGAAATTCCTGATGACTGGGAATCTGGTGGTGTGCCAAAGTTAGGTGGTTATTCTGCACCCCAAGCAAATGATATTATTGAAGAAGCTGCAAAATTAGGTATTGAATGGGAAAAGTTACCTAGTATAATTGATATTGATAAAGCTGTTAAAGATGCAACTTCTAAACAATGGGGAAACCTACCGTGGGAACCTAAGTTAGACCCACCACATAAATTTACTGAATGGGAAGGCGACCCAGAAGTAAATAAATTATTTGATGCCTATGAAGCAAACCAATCTAAACCCAAAACAGTAGGAAGTAGTTTAAGTGAAGCTGCAAAGAAAATTAAAGAAAAAGGAATTAGCTTAGTTAAAGAACCAACTAAGAAACCGTGGGAAGGTTATACTGTTGGTTACAAAGCTAATGACTATGATGTTCCACATCAACCATTTGAGGACTGGCATAATTTTGCATTTGATAATAATCAAAATTCACCAACTATGGACCATACATGGAATATGATGCAAAAATATCCTGATATCTGGAAAGACCATATTTTAACTCCACCTAAATCCGAAGTATCACCAATGGAACAGTATAAAGAAATGATGTCTGCACTAGGATTTAGTGAAAAAGATGTTCATAATACTGTTAGTGGATTAACTGACGCACAAATTAAAACACTGATTTCGCAAGTTAAGTAGCAGATACATACATGCCAAAGCCTTTACCTTCCGAAGAAATTCAAGCACTGCTTAAATCAGTGTATGACGAATGTGTGCAGGAAGATGATTCCGTGCGCCAACGTCAGATTAGACAGTGGCGTCAACTCAAGTTATTATGGGAAGGTTACTCACAAATTTGGTATAGTGAAGTCGCGCATGATTGGCGCATTTGGGATGCAGTCGCTAATAGTGATAACGACCAAGCTGCATATGATAAGCCTATTAATGTTTTTAAAGCTTATCTTGAATCAATCATAGCTGCGCTCTCTGTTACCGTTCCACCTATCAAGTGTTTTCCAGATGATGCTGATGATACACTTGACTTAGCTACAGCGCGCGCTGGCGATAAGATTAGTCAGTTAGTTTATCGTCATAATGATGCGCCTATTCTTTGGCTTCATTCTCTTTATATTTATGTAACAGAAGGCTGCACAGCATATTATAATTATGCTGAATCGAGCGAAGCTTATGGAACATATGAAAATAAAGAATATGAGGATATAGAAACTGAAGAAGAAATAGCTCAGTGTCCTTTATGTGGATTTCAATTAGGTAACAATCCTAATGCTGAAGTTCCACCTGAAGTTATGGCAATGGGTGAACAGGTTGGGCAACAACTCATGCAACCGGATATGGGTATGCAGCCTGACCCAATGAATCCTGATATGCAATCTCAGATGCCTCCTGAAATGGGGATGCAGCCTCAGATGCCATCTCAAATGGGTGCACAGCAACAACCTGAGATGAATCCTGAACAATTACATGGACAGGAATTATCTGAATTTGACCCTGATAATCAGGATGCACCATTACAGTATGCATTACAAGAAGGACAGGACTTATGCCCATCTTGTATGAAAATGATGGACCCTCAGATTTCAACTGAGAAGTTCATTACTACTAGATTAAAAGGTATCACTCAGGAACCAAAAACGCGCATCTGCCTTGAAGTATATGGTGGATTAAATGTTAAGGTTCCGAACTACGCTAAAAAGCAGAAGGATATTCCATATCTGATTTTTAGTGTGGAAAAGAATTACGTAGAAGTAGTTTCTGAATTTAAACATTTACATGGTAATAGCAAATTAAAGGAAGCATTAAAAGGACCTACTACATCTGGTGCATATAATCAATATGACCAGTGGGGTAGATTATCACCGCAGTATCAGGGTGAATATCCTATTAATGTTATTACAGTTAATAAAGCATGGCTTCGGCCATGTGCATTTAATTTTTTATGTGAAGCTGATGCAAAGAAACTTACAAAGCTCTATCCAAATGGAGCTAAAGTAACATTTGCGAATGATATCATTGCTGAAGCTTGTAATGAATCATTAGATGACCATTGGACACTAACTGAGAATCCATTATCTGATTATATTCACTTCTCTCCACTTGGTCAGACATTAGTGAGCATTCAGGAGATTACTAACGACCTCGTATCGTTAATTCTCCAGACAATTGAACATGGCATTGGTCAGACGTTTGCTGATCCTGGTGTATTCAATTTCAATGCTTACGAACAGACAGAAGTAAATCCCGGTGGAATTTTCCCTGCTACTCCTAAATCTGGTAAGTCACTAAAAGATGCGTTCATGGAACTTCGCACAGCTAATCTTAGTGCTGAAGTTATGCCATTCTACAGTCAAGTTCAACAGATGGGACAAGTTACATCTGGAGCTTTACCATCGTTATTTGGTGGACAGGTAGAAGGTTCAGGAACTGCATCTGAATATTCAATGTCACGCGCGCAGGCGCTACAGCGATTACAGAACACTTGGAAGTTATTTACTACAACTTGGAAAACTCTCTTTATGAAAGTTGTTCCAATGTATGTTAAAGAAGTTCAGCACGATGAGCGTGAAGTTAGCCGTAATGATGACGGAAACTTCATTAACACATTCATTCGTAAATCTGAAATGGAAGGTAGAATTGGCCGCGTAGAATTGGAAGCCAATGAAAACTTACCACTCACTTGGGGTCAAAAGAAAGACCTCATGTTACAGTTGATGACTAATCCTAATCAGATGATTCAGCAACTGTTAATGGCTCCTGAAAATGCAGCAATTCTACATGAAGCTATTGGTCTTGTAGATTTCTATGTTCCTGGTGAAGATGACATTATTAAGCAGTATGATGAAATTAAGATATTGCTGAATAGTGAACCTTATCCAACAGGCGACCCCATGACACCATTAGTTTCCTCAGTGGAAATTGACCCAATCATGGATAATCACGCTGTTGAATTTGAAATTGTTCGTAAATGGGCAGTTTCAGAAGCAGGGCGTCAGACAAAGATAGAAAATGAACCGGGATATCAGAATGTTCTTTTGCATGGGAAATTGCATTACGACCAGATGCAGATGCAAATGATGGAACAATCTGCTATGTCAGGACAAGGTGATGGAACGCCACCGAAAAAGCCCGATTCTACTAAGTCCAAAGAAGCACCCATAACTGGAGAGAGTGATGTTAAGACACTTTAGTAATCCCTATTTTGCTACAGCTGATGATGCTGGTAGCGGTGGAATGAGTCAGCCTTTATCAAAAGATGACATTATTGATTATCTTGATGAAGATGATAAGAACGATGATGTTAAAGATAAATCTGATGAACTTGATGACGAGGATGAGGAAGAACCTAAACCGAAGTCTAAGCCAAAAGATAAAACTGATAAGAAGAAGGAACCTAAACCTAAAGACAAGGAACCAGATTCGGACGATGAATCTGATTCTGATGAAGAAGATGATGAAGAATTAGATTTAGATGAATTAGAAGAATCTTTAGAAGCAGTAGATGAGGACAAGTTAGAACTTGTAACTCCTGTTTCGCGCGCAAAGATTCTTAAAAAATATCCAACTCTATTTAAGGATTTTCCTTATTTAGAAAAGGCTTATTTTCGCGAACAGCAATTCACTGAAATCTTTTCACATCCGGATGATGCTAGACAGGCTTTCGAGAAAGCTGGAACTCTTGATAAATTCGAGAGTGACCTGTTTTCAGGGAACACAGAAACAATTCTCCGAGTCATCAAAAATGATTCGCCGAAATCGTTTGCGAAGCTTGTAGATAACTACATGCCGACGCTTGCGCGTATTGATAAAGAGGCTCATAATCACGTTATTGGTAATACGATTAAACAAACCATTATGGCAATGGTTAAAGAAAGTCGTGTAGCTGGTAACGAATCACTGGGCACAGCAGCACAGATTTTAAATCAGTTTGTTTTTGCTAGTTCTGAATTTCAACCGCCATCAAGTCTTACGCATGAAGAAAAGCCGGAAGAAGTTGATGAGGAAAAAGTTCAGTTACGCAATGAAAAAACTGCTTTAATTCGCGAACGTTTCAATGACTCGCGCACTGAGTTAAATACGCGAGTTAACAACTCTATTAAGGCAACTATTGAACAAAATATCGACCCTCGTGGTTCGATGACTGACTATGTTAAACGCACCGCAATTCGCGAAGCGATGGAACAAGTCGAAAAGTCAATAGATGCCGATAAAAGATTTAAGAGTATTGTTGATAAGCTTTGGGAGAAGTCTTATCACGCCAATTTCTCAAAGACTAGTGTCGAAACTATCCGCTCAGCATATATGTCTAAGGCTAAAACACTGTTGGACTCAGTCATTAAAAAGTCCCGTAATGAAGCCTTAAAAGGTATGGGAAAGCGAGTTTCTGAAGATAAAAACACTAACACTAAATCGTCCCGTCGGGACCAATCTAGTGATGATGAGAGGCCACGCTCCAGAAATTCTAGTGGCAAATCCTCAGATATTCCACGTGGAATGTCTTCACTTGAATTCTTAATGAAAGATGACGACTAAATAATGGCAGTTGTTGAATCTCAAGTCTCCGCACTTGAACTTGAGAGAGTCATCCCTAAGATTCGCACGCTTTTTGAACGAGATGATAAGTTTTTCTCGAATGTCAAGAAGCGCGACGTTGAGGTAATGTCTCAGCGTTTAATGCGTGTTCCGCTGGAAATTCGTCCCGGCGGTTCGTTCCAGTATTTTGACCCTAACGGTGGCGATTTGGGTCGAGGTGGTGGTCCTACTTGGGATAAGGCTGTTCTCAATTCCGTGTTCATGTCTGAAAACATTGAGTATACCAAGCTTACTCAGTGGACGACGAATAATGACCGTAAGTCTATTACCAATGCAGTGAAGAAACTTACTGCAACGGCTTTAGACGAAATGCGCCGACAGATTGATAGCCAGTTAATGCAGGATGGAACTGGTGTTGTTGGCACTATCGATACCGTTGCTACGTCTGGTGGCGTGGACACTTATACTTTGAACAGCGAGTTTGGCGCACGTTTGGTGCGTTATGGTCAGACTGTTCAGGTATTTGATGCAACTCTCGCCACTAACCGTGGTAAGGGCACTATCACGTTCTATGATGTTGAAAATAACGTCATTGACGTGGAACCAGCCGTGGCTGGAGCTATTGCTACTGATGTTTTGGTTGTTGATGGTATTAGCTCTCCAGCAAGCATTCCTGCTTTATATGGTGTGCCATATCATCATTCTAATTCTTCTGTTGGAACGTGGCTTGGATTTAGCCGCGCTACTACTCCAGAAATTCGTTCAAATCGTGTAAATGGTGGTGGCTCCGCATTATCGTTACCTCTCCCACGTCTTGCCATTAACAAGATTGGCAATCGCGTTGGTATCGATAATAACTTCAAGCCAAAAGCGTGGCTTCATCCCTGTCAGAAGCAGGCGTATGAAGATATTGGACAGGCTGTGATTATGATTCAACAGCCTAATAAGAATGCCTCGGAAGGCGATTTGAATATGTATTTTGACCGCATGCAGTTTGCTGGCGCACCCGATATGCCATCATTCAGCTGGTCAAAGAAGCGTATTGACTTTGTTAGTGATGAAGTCTGGGGGCGAGGAGAAATTCTTCCCATTGGCTTCTATCAGACTGACGGTAGAAAGATTTTTGAAATTCGCTCGTCATCCGGTGGTGTTAGCACCTCGGACATCTTCTACATGGTTTGCGGTATGCAGTTCTTCGTGAACAATCCTGCTGCTACTGCTTACATTGATAACCTCGCAATTCCAAGTGGTTATTAAGGAGATTAATAATGAGTGGAATTCAAGAACTTAATCGTTACAACATTGGGCAGCCTCAGAGTGAGCAGAACAAGGCTCCCAATACTATTGCAGCCGCAGCTACTATTGGTCCAGTTCATGCGTTTACATTTGTTACGGGCACAACGCAGGTTGCTAATGTTACTCCGCCAGTCGCGGGATACCATGAGATTACCTTGTGCTTCACAAATGGTGCGCCGGGTGCATTCTTGACAACTGGTAATATTAAGACTGCATATCAGCCAATCCAGAATAGGCCAATTCGTATGTATTACATTCCTGCTGAAAACAAGTATTATCAAGCGGCGGTGGTCTAATGGCTGCATCACCAAATCCCGCCAATTCTGCAACTGTTACCGCGAAGACTGGTCCTGGTAAACAGGCTACTGCCCTCGTCCTCACCGGGGTCACAGCCTATAACTTCGACGTGGCTTCCGGAATTCTTTGGGTGTCCCAAGGTTCTGTGCAGAATCAGTTTCAGTTGACTGGTAGCAATACCATCACCTTTACTGCAAGTTCAGGACTTTACACCTTAACTGTCGCATAACGCGAAAGGGATGGGGGAACCTAATAAGTTCCCTCATCGTTTTATGGAATTAGCAGAATCAATCGACCGTATCAATAATCATTTAATTGATAAGTTTGGAATTTCTACAGATAGTGCGCAACCTATCTGGCGTGTAGTTTGGTCTGATGACCAATTTGAATTTCGACACGGAGAATATGAAGATATTACTCCGGCTGGCGTATATCTGAGAACCGTAACGGAAACTCGATATGTGCCTAAATATCGTCAATGGATTCAGCAAAAGTATATCCTTGAACGATTAGTCGCTATTCCAGAACAGAATTTAGTAGATTTACCCGGCTCAAAAACTTCATACGAACCTATATGGACGTTTGAAGATAAGAATGGAAAATACTTACCCCCACGCTTTGACGCCTGTGAATTTATTATTAATACTGTATACGCTGCACAATATGGAACCAAAAATCTTAAAAAATATTATGACCCCGAGGGAACTAACGAAGGATATCTTGAATCACGTAAGAAAACAATTGACGGAATCGTAGAGGAATTATTTGGCGAGCAATCTTCACTGGAAGGCACTACAGTGACTGGTGAATCAATTATAGTGCCCAGAAACTATGAAAAGGGAGTTCATTAATGTCTTCAATTGGATTTTTAAATCCATTAATGCGTCGTAGACTAATTAAGGCACCGATTAATCCATTAGATAGAGCGACTGTAGTTTCTATCTATCCAAAGGATATCGTTGAACTTAAAGTCACTATTCAGCCGGGAATGTTCATTATTCCTGCTGGTAGTCCCGAAAAGCCGTCATTCTTAACTGTTGGACCATCGTCATGGTGGAAAGAAGTTGACGAAGAACAGCCACTATTAGAAATTCCTAATTCTAGCATTCAGATTGCTGATGCTCTTGTTAAGGATTATTGTAATGGCGTTCCCGCGTGTGATATGTCCACACGTATGCCCGGATTGTTTTTCATTCCCGGCACAATTACAATTAAGGAACTTAACGAACGACATACCGATTTGTTAAAAAATGCAATTACCAGACAAAAAAACTGGTTTATTGCACTTATCCATATGGCTGATACCCTATGGGCGAGGTCTAATGGTAATCCAGTTGTTATCTCCGATGATATGCGTATGGCTGCAAAGCTGACCAATCTCGTAGATAAAGATTGGATGAAAGACTTCAAGATGGTCGCGAATGTTAGTTGTATTGCGTGCGGTCAGCCGCGCAATCCTCTATTTCCTGTATGTCCGAATTGTCATGCAATTACGGATATTAAGAAAGCTGAAGAACTCGGAATCGTTTTCGCTAAAGTCAAGTAAAGGTTTGAGTAGTTAATGGCATATCTTCTTGCAACAACAGTCATGGATAATGCGGCAGCATTACTCAATGACGCTGCTCGGTCTATATATCCATATACTACTCAAATTCCGTTTCTTAACATGACGTTGAATGAACTCAAAGAACTCTTTGCGTTAAACAACGTTCCAGTAACAGATACGGTTTCAGCAGTTAAAACTATATTAGCTGGTAGAACTGAAATTGGTTTTCCACCGGCTACACCAACTATTGACTATCTACCATCTGATTTGATTGAGCCAAAGATTGTATGGGAACGAACATCTGGTATTGACCCATATACACCTATGCTCAAGCTCGATTTCCTGCCATTAACATTAGCTGGAGTTGAACAGAGTCAACTTAACTCTTTTGTATGGCAATCACAGGAAATTAGATTTTTTGCAGCTAATGCTGACATTGATTTAAAGATTGATTATATTCGTGACCTATTTGCTCTATTGACTGCTGCTAATCATACAACTTATGATATAGCTGTAATTAATGCACAGTCATTTCTTCAATATCGAAGTGCAGCATTAATGGCACAATTTCTTGCTGAAAATCCAACGCGCGCACAAGAACTTAATGCAGATGCTGGATTAGCAATTGACCGTGCATTAGGTATCAGTTCTAAAACAAGACAGGCAATTTCAATTCGTCATCGTCCATTTAGAGCTGCATACAAAACTCGTTCTTATACGTAACTTAACGTATGAGCCTCTGGCTACAGGTTGTAGCTGTCATCGTGATGGAGGTATATAGTGGCAGTAGTTAACTTACCGGGACTTCCGTTCCCTAGTAATCTATGGGCGGCAGTTAAGAACTACGCATCGCGTGGTGGTTTCGTCAATGGTCTAATTCCAGGTGTTGTTGGTAACATTTGGTATGTAAATGGTAATACTACAGCATCGCGTGGCCCTATTGGTTCTGATGGCAATAGTGGTCGTTCTAATCTTACTCCATTCGCGACTTTTGCCCGTGCTCTCGTATTTGTCAAGAGCTATGACATTATCGTAGTTGATGGTGTCATTCGCGAACAGGTAGTAACGCCCGCTGAAGTTTACAATGTCACCGTTATTGGTGGTGGCAACTTAACTCCTCGTCAGGCTACTTCTGGTGGCGTTGCTACTGGTGGTGGTGCTACTTTCCTTCCCCCGTCTACTGGTGCTGTTGCAACTACTCCACTTATCGAAGTGATTGCCGCAGGCTGGTCGTTCATTAATCTTCAGTTTAGTCCTCATACAGCTTCTGCATGTGTTCGTTTAACACGTAGTGCAGTAGTTGATGCTACTGATGCAAGTCATGCACTTTTCCAGAATTGCTATTTTTCTGGTGGTGGCACTACACCAATTGGTATCGAAGATAATGGTGGATGTGGATTCGTTCAGGTATTGGATTGCCGATTCCAGAACTTAACTTCCGCTATTCTCTCACTGAATACTGCTGCTGCTATTCCTCTTAGTTGGATGATTTCGGATTGCCGTTTCCAGCAGAATACTAATGATGTGAAGATGTCTCTGTCCTATGGAATTATCCGCAGAAGCAACTTTATGACTGCTGGTTCGGGTGCAACCAACAAGGTTATTTCTACTACCTTCATTAGCACACAGGGTGGAAATAACCATATCTTATTGAACCTGTTTAGTAATACTGAAGCAGAGATTGCACCCGGTAGTGGATATACAGGTGCTGCTAGTGATACTTGGCAGAATTACGTTAACAATCAGGCAGCATTGGCATTCGGCCAGCCTGCATAATATTAGTTAGGGGATTGCGATATCATGGCATTACGCGACCACGAACCAATTATAATTGATAGATTTAACGGCCTTTGGGACAGAGGGGACGATGATGAATGCCCTTTAGACCATTTCAAGGATTGTGAAAATCTAAAATTTATAGGTTCAGCGAGCGTTGGAACTCGTGATGGCATAGGTATTAGTCAAGATGTCGCAGTCCCACTTTCAGATATTAAGAGAATTTATAACTATCCGACGAATACTGGTAATACTCTTATTGTTCTTGTTACTAATAATGCTGGAACTGGCGAGATTTATCATGTCGTTGATGCTACTACTGTATTTGGTCCATTACTTTCTATAGTAGGAATGGATGATTTCGCATTCGTCCCATATGCGGGTCGAGCATATATTAGCCCTTTTAAGACGTATGTAGTTGGAGATTTAAACGTCGAAAAGGGACTACAAAATGAATTTCTCTATGTATATGCTGGTGACGGCACAGCCGCTCGTAAAGCTGCCGGTGTCAGTCTTACTGGGTCTGTTACTGTTGCTAATGGTGCAGCAGGTCACACTGACGCAGGTTTCCATCTTTTTGGAATTGTTAGTGAGACAATCTCTGGATATCTTAGTCCACCTGGGGCGATTACTGGTTTTACTACCGGCACTGCTCTTAGCGTTAGTATTGGTAATATTCCTACAAGTGGCGACCCAAATGTTACGAAAAGGTATATTGTTGCTACGAAGAAGATAACTAGTTATAATGGAAATCCAGAAGGATATGATTTCTTTTTCATTCCTAATGCAACTATCAATGATAATGTTACGATATTCCTAAACAACATTTCGTTTTATGACCAAGACTTGATTGATGATGCTTCCCATCTTCTGGATAACTACACAGAAATCCCTGCGGGAGCAGTTCTCAAGATATATCGTAATCGTCTGTGTTTGTTTACCACTTATACTGATATATCTATTGGGCTTATCTCTCAGGTGGGAGAGCCTGAAGCTATTAGTCAAATTGATGGTATCGTCGCATTTCCTCCAGACGGTAATCCAATTACTAACGCTGAAGAATTACGTGATATTCTATATGTTACCAAACGTAGTAAAACTGGTTCATTTACTGATAATGGTGACGCCCCATCAAGTTGGCCGTTTATCCTAGTAGATAATGCATTAGGGACTGCTGTTCATGGTATTGCCACAGTTATCGACTCCGGAAGTAGCTCCGTTGATTATCTCCTT